AGGAAAATTTTTAAATTATTTACCAACTAATATTCCTGAAGTTGAATTGAATAAGATACAAACAGATCACAGAATAGATCATATATTGAGCAAAGTGAAATGAGATACCAAAAGAAAACATACAAAAGAACAATTACTTCGAAAGAATTAAACAATGTAGTTAGTTCTTTTACTGTATATAAATTTATTAAGGCATTAACAACTCCTTTTGAAAAAACAGAAGCATATAGAAAAGGAGTCATTGATGAAAGAGGAAAATACCTAAAAAATCCAATAGGTCAAATTTCTGTTTTAGATAGACTTATAATAAACATAAAAGTTCTTTTGAATATGATACCTGACCCAAGAGTTAAAAGTCAGTTAAACTATTTAACAACTGGAATAGGATTGATTGCGGAAGATTCAAGCAAATATGGTGCAGATCCATATGAAGTTTTTGAATCTTTGGTTGAGTATCTTAGCACTCAAGGCATAGACTTAGACTCGTATATAATGGAAGAAACAAAAGGAAAATCAGAAGTTACTGGACATCTTCCCCATGTTGGTGAACTTTTATATACTGGGCAAGGTGGAGATGCAATTGAACATTTAAAAGCAACTCATAGAAGATTGAGGGGTAAGGCAACGGAGGGTCACAATGTTTCATATAAAGCAGATGGTAGCATATCTGTAGTCTTTGGAAAACATAAGGGTAGACCATTTGTTCAATACAAAACATCACCAACAGCATTTTATTCCGATAAAGAAGTTGATGATTATGTTGGGTCCACAGGAAAAAAACACTTAGCAGAACCATTCAAAGCAGCACTAAGAGCAGCAAGTCACGAAAAAATTGCTCACAATAGATCATTTCAGGCAGATGTTGCACTAAGATCTGATTCGGAAATGAGAGGAAATCTTCTTCGTTACAAACCACCAAGACCCACTACAAGAGGTGTTTTTGCCATTCACAGCGAAATTGATTCTGATACTGGCAAAAAAATAGCATCAAACCCCAATCTCTCGGGATTAAATTCAGATGATTATGAATTCCCACACTTGTCACTAAATGAAAGAAAATTTAATTTAGACAGAAAAACAAGCAAAAAATTAGGAACTCACATTAGAAAAGCACAGAGAATAATAGCAGACAAAGATGTAGGTGCATTCTTAGGAGATGTTGCGAAACATGAAGATCCTGGCAGCAAAATGGGTGCAAGAAGAATACATTTCAGAAGATTTGGACAAGCAGTTCAAGAGAAAAAATTTGCCAGAAATATGAGAGGTTTCGTTGCTTTTTCCAAAGCAGAATTAGTTAAGGAAAAAAACAAGAAACAAGCCGCTAGAATTCGCTCTCATATGGAATACGGAATGCAAAACAGAAAAGCTTTGGCAAGAGCTTTAAGAGCACATGAACATATTGATAGAGCAAGACAAATAATTTACGATACTACTACCCGAGAAAGTATGCCTATGAGTGCTGTAGAGGGAGGAATGCATGAAGGAATAGTTTCAGAAATAGCAGGAAAAGGAATGGTGAAATTTGTCCCCTCTAGTTTCACTACAGCAAATGTTGCACAAAAAGGAAAGTTTCAAAAAGGTAAAAAGAAAAAAACAAAGAAGGTAAAAAAAATGAACATAAATGAATTTTTCAAAAAAACCATAAGAAAAAAACTAAAAGAAAATTCTGAAGTTGAAATAGAACCATCAGAACCAACTGAAATGCAAGATACGCCTGCTTCAATAAGTCCAGAACAACAGAGAATTGTTGGTAGATCTTCTCTATTAAAACACATCAAAAACATGGCCCAATTTAATCCAAATTTGAGTAAAGTTAAGTCGGCAGTTCCTAGACTAGCAAAGAAAGAAGAGCAGGAAGAAGATAATGCCAACTGAATTAATATCACTACTTGGTGGTGGAATAACAGGATTCTTTTTTAGATATTGGGCTCAAAGAGCACAAGATCAAAAAGAATTATTTGAAAGAATGCTCACAACAAACAAGCAGACAACAGAAAACCAAGACAAGGCTGTTCAAAGAGTTCCACTCGACATGGGAAAAAATGTTAGAAGAATTATTGTTCTTGCATGTTTGTTTGCCGTAGTCGCTGCACCATTTGTTCTACCATTTTTCGGTATTTCAACTTTTGCCGAGATAACGCAAAAGCAACCTGAAAGTTTCTTCGGTTTGTTCCCCGAGACAACTAGAAAATATTTTGTAGAAATACCGGGATACCTATTTGCTGAAGAAAATCGTCAGGTATTATTAGCAGTAGTTGGATTCTATTTTGGAACAGCAGCAGGAGGAAACAAGTCATGAAATATCTTCTAGCACTATTACTACTCGCTTCTTGCACGACGCCTGAGATTATTTCACCTTTAGACAAAAATGGAAATCAAATACACAGTGTACTAAAAGAACCATTTTTTGGAAGTCCAAGTCAGGCTTCTGAATGGTCTTTTTGGTATGTAATAATTTGTATGGTTTCGCTTTGGTTTATTTGGAAAGAAGTTAGAAAATTTTTAGTAAAAGATTCCAACAAAAAAGAAGAAAAACCTAACTCTTAATTTTAGAATATAATAACTTGCAGATATAGTAAGCATCTACTATATCAGACACCGGACTAGATATATCTTTCTTGTCCGGTGTTATTATAAACTTTAATGGTATGCTTGTTTCTTCAACAAAACTTTGATACATCAAGTCTTTGTCGGCATTTCCTTTTCCTGAAGCAAATTTTTTAATTTCTTTTGGTGCTATAATTGTAAGAGGAATACTTTCTTGATATATTTTATACTTTAATACACCAGTATTTTCTGCAATATGAAATACTCTACCATGAGCAGAATAAGCATATCCTTCAAGAGCAATTTCTGTACAACCCATACAAACTCTCATAACCCAATCAGATATTGTGTCATATCTTTCACACTCCCCATCATATTCTTGGAAACTCTCACCATGAATATTGGTTAGAAATGTTTTACTAATTTTTTTAATATCGGTTAGATAATAAAAAGAACAGTTTGCAAAAGAAAACTCCTGATCTGCATTTATTACACAAACTGCTGGGCCATTTAAACTGTAGTCGATTCCTGCAATATACTTCATTTCATTAGTATTTATAACTACGAAGTTATATCTACTAATTCGCACTTATCTCCACTACAAGCAAATGTCTGAGTTCCTACGGTGTTGTCTTCCTTTTCATACTTGGAAAGATCCTTCCAATCTGTATTTTTAGGCATTTTTGATAATTGTGTTTCGTACTCTTCTTTTGTGCAATCTTGATATGGTGCTTGACGATATGAGTGATCAGAATGAGGCAAGAAAGAAATACCACTAATCTCATCAAAGTGTTTATAAACCCATGCACCAACCTCCATCCATTCATGTTCACGAACTGTAACTGTTATAGATGGTTTGTGTTCGCACCAGTGACGCTGATATAGCAACCATAGTTCAAGATGCTCTATTGCCGTCATATCATTTCTTGTAATTGATCCTTCTGCTTTCATTGGGAATGAGAATACCATAGTATGATCCGGTTTCATCACACAAGGTTCATGTGGGAACCCCTTTTCCATCATCATCTTGCATAGAGGATCTTTTTGATCTGCACGAACAGTACGAATGTAATATTCGGCATGTCTTGCATGAATACCCGATGCTGCATCTGTCAATTGGGAAACTGTTCCTGATGGTTTTACGCAAGTGATTGCGGCGGCAGGATTGATTCCAATTTTCTTTGCCCACTCCTTGTTTGTTGTTACTGCTTCATTTTTTAAAGTTTCCAACAAAGTTGTTAGATTGGAATTTTTGTAAGAACGCATGAAATGGTTGTCAACAATGCCTGTTAGTGATACACCAAGTAGTGCTTCTTCTTCACAATTCTTCTTCCATTCACTTGAAAGATATGGGAAATGTGTAAGAGATGCTTGCCATGTTCCTAAAATACTTGCCAGTTTTACTTTTCTTTTCAAAGTCTCTGGTGTATCTTCTTTGCGTACAATTACCTCTGTTAGATTGCAGAATTCTCTGTCTCGCAGAATAATTTCAGAGCATGGATTTGTACCAAACTCGTAGGTAGAATCTCTTCTATCTCCTAGTTTTGCTACGGTCTTATGACACGCATCCCGATTAAATATACCTCTTTCACCTGATTTGCTTTTGTAAAGAGATACCCACTCCTCCATGAAAGTACCAATTTCTGGTTTTTCTTTATAGCAAACAGAATTGTTTGCCAGTGCTCTCTGTGGATGTTCATTCCACCAAGCACCAGACTTTGCATCACGCATTCTCTCATCAGTCAAATTGCTGAGAGATATTAACGCCGATCTCCTGACGCCCCCGACGACGACAATTTCAGCAACCTTGCAGATAATATCATGGCATTCAATGCTTGTAAGCTTTCTGCCGGCCGCCTTTCGGAAGGTATCAACGGTAAACTTGAAAAGGTCATGTAGTGGTTGGGGGCCAGACGCTCTGCCACCGAAGGTCTTAAGTCTTGCTCCTGCAAGTCGTATCTTCTTGAGGTTCCATTTCGGAATCTGACCACCAATAAGTAGCGATATGAGCTCTTTAAAGGCTTTGGCCCATCCGGCCTTGCTATCTTCAACAACAATTTCTGTATCGCTTGAAGAAAATATTTCAGCAATCGTCGGAAGTTTTTCAACATATTGCCTTTCTACAGAGAAACCAACGCCGGTTCCGCACATAAGAATATATAGGATTTCATCAAAGGCACGAACTCTGTTTACTGCAACATAAGAGCAGTTATAACCGGCTGTATTGTCCCTTCGAAGGGCATCACCAGCAGTCATCAATGATCTCATGCTGGGCATTATTTCAAGATTCAAAACAGCAGATTCAAGTTCACTACGAAGTTTATCAGTCAATGTGAAATTTTGATTTTCCTTCAAATGATTTTCAAAATAATCAAAATATCTTTTTACCGTTTCCTCCCATGTTTCTCTTCTCTTTTCTGATTCCAACCAACGAGAGTAGCGTGAAAGGTGAATAAACTCTTGATAGAGTGTAGGTAATTTGATATCATTCTTCATATTAAAATCTCCTTGTTTTGAGGATGGTAAGATATTTATACCGATGCCTCTGATTTGGCAACTAGAACCTTCCAAGATTCGGGGAACAGAGGTTCGATTAATTGTCCCATTGCCTTTGCATATTGCTGAACTTCCCATTGTGCATGAGCGTCAGATCTTTGATGGAAAACTCTGGCATAAGCAGATAGCGAACCAGTCCACCACCATTCAGTATATGTTCCTTGTGGCAATACTGATCTTGCCTGTTCGGGTGCTACTCCATTTTTTAATAAGGTTTCGTATAAATGAAGGCACTCATCAATCATCATTGTATAAGCTCGGTTGCAATCATTATACTTGTCATTTATTTCCATGAAACCGCCAGATCCCTGTTTAGCTCCATTTGTTGGTGCAGTTCTCCAACGAGGAATATAGATTTGCGGATCTTCGGTTACATATCTTCTAGAAACTTCATTCTCGACAAATCCAACTTTGTGCTTAAATAGTTGTGTTCGAACAAATATTGGTGCTTTAATTCTTAATGTAATCTGGGGATGGGCAAAAGGTGTCCAATGTTTATGTTTTGCAAGATAAGAAATTAGTTTCTTGTCCCTGTCTGCTAACTTTTTGTCATAAATTGTGAAACCATCTCCTTCTTCACCATCCCATTCACTCATCTTGTTAAAGGAGACTCTGGCGGCATTAACAACAGTCAAATCTGATCCCATATGACTAACATACTGAACAAAACCAATATTATCAATTACATTAATTTTTTCATTTCTCATCATTGTTTGATTCATTTTTTTTAAACTCCACACCTTCTACCTTTGTATAGTCCGTTGCGTAATCGACGGCTCTTTTCCACAATTCAATATCTACTTCTTTTACATATTCTGCAAATTTTAAACCAAATTCTGCCACGGCCAATCTGATTAGATGTTCTTCAGAATCAGACATGACATTTTCTCCATTGATTAAACATAAATTGTGCTCGAATTCCATTGAACACACAGTTTTCTAAAATTGAATTCATGTACATTTCTCCCCTTTTTTGTACAATATCATTTATGTCTTTTTCTTTACAAGTATGCGGCCAAATTATTATCTTTACATCGGTTTTTATCAATTCTTGGTATATTGAAACTATTTGTTTATTTCTTGGTTCGTTATCAAGAACATAAACTGCATCAGGATAATCTTTCACACATTCAATGAACTTACTACTGCCAAGTGTAGCAATAGAATTCTCAATAAACATACTGTCTATTGGTCCTTCTAGTACATAGTGTGTTTTTTGTTTATCCAATTTCTCTATACCAAAGATAAGTTTTGTATCTTCGCTTCTTCTCAATGTTATATATTTAGGATTCGATTTACGATTTATTTTGCTCAAAGTTCTTCCCTGAGCTCCTATAATATTTCTGTCCTTATCTCTGACCAGAATTATAAGTCTTTCTTCTTTTGCTAGATCATATGTTGAATTGAACTGCTTTGCATATTTTCCAAAGTCATCGGTAAATCCAAGTTCACCCCAACAAGATTGAGGAATTGATCTATCTTTTACAAATTCAAATGCTTTGTGATCTACTGGTAGATCTGAAAGATAAGTAAAACAATCAAGACCTTCAAATTTAACTTCTCCAAAAAAAGGGTAAACTTCCTCTTCTTTTGGTTTTTTGTAATTTGAATTACCATTTTCTCCTGCCCGATACCGCTCAAGAGCATATTCCTTACACAGAGGTAAAGAAATCTTTTCTAAGAAATTGTACATATTGTGTCCTATTCCACAATTATGACACCTATAGAAATAGTCGTTTCCTTTTTGATAAAAATAACCTCTTGCTTTTATTTTGCTTCTAGAAGAATCGCCGCAGATTGGACAACGACAATTTGCTAACTTGTCGCTCTTCCATTTAAATTTCTCTAGTAAAGGAGAAATTAAATTTATGTACTTTTTATCAATGTAAGTAGACATTTAAATATTCCAAGACTCAAACTTCTTTTTCATTTCAGTTTGACCTGATCTCTCTTTGGCAAAGAAATCTTCGGGTTTATCTTGTCCACCTTCAGCAATGAACCCCTGACTGTCTTTCTGAACATCATACAATTTCATTTTACCGCGATTAATTCCAACAATGAATTTTCTATTCTTTGCTTTATCATTATAACGATTCTTTAATTGCTTAACCATTATTTGATTTAGTTCATCTAGTTCTTCTGTTGAAATGAGAGCAAACATGAAATCTGAAGTAGCAGGCAAACCAAAAGATTCTGATGTGTTTTCAAGATCTACATCAGTATTAGAATATCCTGCACGATTTGTTTGTGTTGCGGTAAACAAAGGAACATTATATTCAATAGCAAGACCTCTAAGTTCTTCTGCAATTGATTTTACATACTCATAAGAATTTACATTCTTTGAACCCTTGTGCCGCGATGAAGAACAAATGTTTAAGTAATCAACAAAGATTATATCGGGTCTAAACTTCTTTTTTAGTTTTAGCTCATCCAATAGAAACCTAAAATGATTTGCATTTGCCACTCCAGTCGGATACTCTTTGATGATTAGTTTACCACTAACACCGGCGGCCGCAGATTCAATCTTCTTTTCATAGACTTGTTTTGTCAGATCTTTCAAATCATCCAAATTGACATCCAAGAAATTCGCATCTATTCTTTCTGCAATTCTTTCTTCTGCCATTTCACAAGTTATGTACAGAACATTTAAATTTTGTTTCAAACAATGTGCTGCATGGTGACACAAAAATAGAGACTTACCCACACCTGTTCCTGCCATAACTACATTCAAAGTTTTTGGTGTGATTCCATCCTTTGTAATCATATTGAAGAATTCCAAATCGAATGGAATTTTCTTTTCCACAATGTGATAAAAATCATATCGTTTTGAATAATCTTCAATATAATCGTGACCGATATTTGGGTCAAAAGATACCGCAAGTGCCTTACTTAATATGTCGGGAATCGCACCCCGACCTTCGGCGGATTTCCCATCAATAATGTTGATGGATTCCATAATCGCATTATATACTGCTTTTTCTTTGCAAAAGTTTTCTGTTTCTGCTGTCAACCAATCAATATCCAAAGGACTTGCATCTTTTGAAATATCTTCAATTGTTTCAGATATCTTTTTTGTTTCGTCATCACTTATTGCGCGATTTTTGTCAAGTATAATGAACAGTGCTTCTTTAGTTGGAAGACTGTTATATTTTGTCAGATACTCTTGAATTGTTTCAAACAGATATCTCTCTGAGCGATCATGAAAATATTCTGACTTTAAAAACGGGACAACCTTACGAGTATATGTCTCGTTTTTCATCAAATTATTTAAGATGATTTGCTCAATACTGT